TTTGCAGGGGTGCAGAATTTGCAGGGGTCAAGGTGATAAATGGTGCTGCGGCCAGTCCTGTTTTGACGTTGAATTGCTCCGCTTTTCTCTAACTCTGCAATGTGATTAAAAACACTGCGCTCGCTCATACTGCATTTTTTAGCCACCATTGATACGGATGGATAGCACTCGCCTTGGTCGTTGGCGTTGTCGCAAAGTGCAAGTAAAACCATTTTTCGGCCTGACTGAATGTCAGACTTCCATGCAAGTGTCATGAGTGCAATACTCATTCTTTAAACCGCCGCCCTTGTTATCTGAGCGCTCATAGGCAGGCTAGCGTGCTGGTGGTTTGCCTCAAGCCGCGACGTACCCATGTTGTTACCCGTGTACAGCCCCGGCACTGACGAATTAACGTGTGTGCGTGCTGGCGTAAGGTTTGTCGGCCTTGTGGCCGCGTAGAGCCTGTATGCGTCACCGCTACGCCCTGCACGCGCCTGGGCTTGTGTCTGTACGTTGTCTGCGCTCATGCTGATGCTCCCGTGGTTTTGGCAATGGCCGCGCTAATGCGGCAACGTAAATTTTTGTTGTCTACGTATGGGTAAGCATCTTTCAGCGCCTCCAGCAATTCGTCACGCTGCACCTTGTAAAAATGCACATCGCAAAGTTCGCCCGATTTATCTATGTTTATTGCGTGGCTACCGCAAATTGAACAGCGGGCGCTCATGTTGTTGCCCCGTTATCCGCTTTGTTCCGACTTGATGCCACCAGTAGCGGATTGCCACGCAGCATGGTGTGCAATAAAGTTGCCCTATGAATTGCCGTCATAACAATTTTTTCCAATTCAGAAACAATGAATTTGTTGCGCTCTTGGTCGTTGGTGAGAGCAATAGCGTCCAAGGCACGCATGAGGTCAACGGGGATGTCTACGCGCAGTTCTTTGGTGTCGGACATGGGCTAGACCGCCTTGGCTGTAGTGGTGACAGGATGCTTATTCAAAGCCGTGCCGCGTGCGAGGTTGCAGCGACGGCAAACAGGAGCGACTTCAAGCGGCTTGGCGTAATCGCGGTGGTCGTATTCGATAGCAGCGCCTTTGCAGTCACTGCAAGCCATACCCCGAGGGTGCAACAATGCGCCTTTACGAATAGCTGTAGCTACCATGTAATGCGCTTGGCGTTGTGGTGTTCTAGTGGTCAACATGGTTTAAGCCTTCCGTTCGTCTTCAACAAAACGACCGCCAGGACGGGCAAACAACTTTGGAGCCAGCTCGGGCCAGATGGCCTGCCAGTCGTTAGGCAACATTTCTTGCCTAGTGACGGCCTTTTTGGTGTACAACTCAATTGCAGATGCGCGTTGTGGGGTGATGGCACGCTCACCGCTGGACATCTGCGAGAGGTAAGACAGCGGAATTTCAAGTGCTTCAGCGAGTGCTGTTGCATTGCCGCGTGTAGATTGGATGTAGGCTTTTAATTGCATATTTACTCTCTCTTTTGCGAAAGTATAAACGCATTTGCGAAAGTTGCAAGCGTTAAAGTTTTGTTGTGAAAAAACCTAGAGCATCCTCACCCATAGACCCCATCGTTCAGATGCGGCTGGATACGCTCGAATCACTTATTGACGCCGACTACGGCGGCAGCGCATCACGGTTTGAAGAAAAAACAGAAATTCGCATGGCGCAAGTCAATCAATGGTTTTCTGGATACCGAGCTTTACGCGACAAGGCCGTGAAAAGATTAGAAGAGAGAACGGGAAAACCAGAGGGCTATTTTGATGTGCCCCACCTTAAAATCGTAAAAAATAGTAACGATGTAGTAATCAAGCAATTTGATACAGGTAGCAGTATGGGAAATGGTTTACGACTTGTAGATCAACCAGGCATGATTAAGAGCTGGGCAGTCGATCATGAGTGGTTGCGCGTTAATGTTAAGCATCACACTGGAGCAAGCAATTTATGTATCGTCACGGGCTTTGGTGATTCAATGCTGGGCATGTTCAATCCAGGCGATCCGCTGCTGGTAGACCGCGGCGTAACAACTTGCAATTTTGACGGTGTGTACTTTTTCAGGGTGGGCGACGAAGGGTTTATTAAACGCCTACAACGCATCCCCGGTGAAGGCGTACTTGTCATCAGCGAAAACACCAAATATCGAGACTGGACAATCAAGCCAGATATGGACTTTGAAGTGCTTGCCAAAGTTTTGAAGGTGTGGGAAAGCAAATCGTTTTAACCGCACCCACGCGGCCTGCCCCCGATTAGCCACCCTTTGCGGTGGCTTTTTTACGTGCGTTTAAACTGTAAGGGTTACTACTTATAGGGTTTATAAATGCAAATTACTTTCGCAATTGCTTGCTTTTCGCTTTCTCATTTGCTATAGTTGATACATCGCAACAAAAGGCAGCCGCCCCAAGTGTGATGCAAGTAACTACTAACTAGGAGCTAAACGAAATGAGCCAAATAGACGCAACGATATTTGATGACTACGGCATTCCAGCGCACATGCAACAAAGTTTGCTTGACTGGATAAACAAAGGCTGGTTTCCCGGCTCATTTTTATCAGCTGTACTTGAAAACAATTTCATGGCGGCAGTTGGTAGCGCCGATTCCATTAATGCACAACGCCTTAAAGAATACGCACAATTTATTTACAACGAAGTTCCATCAGCTTGCCACGGCTCAAAAGAAAAAGTGACCGCATGGCAAGAGCGCTTTGCAAAAGCAGCAGCCTAACCACTAAGGAGCTAAACATGAACCAAATCTGTAATGCGCTACGTAACAGCAAAAACGCCAGTCATGACGATATTTGCACTGTCCTTGCAGGCGTAGCCGCTTGGCTGAAAGATTCCAGCGCCCTTAGCGGGTCATGCGCGACAACGGTTGTCGATATGGTCGATGAAGTCTTTGGGCAAATCGAACAAGACAAGATTGATATGCAAGCCGAATCCGCATTTATAGGCCGTGATGATTCTTGGATGGCTCGTCAGGATGCTGCTTGCGAGGTGACAGCATGAACGCGATTACACAACAGGAAATAACAATGATAAGCACACCCCGCACATGCAACACACATAACAACGCTGACGCATACAAGCTAACGCGTTGGATTGAAGTTAATCAGGAAAGCCTGAAAAATAAGACGCAAGAACAGATCAGCGAATTAGCAAGCGAGGGGACTGACTTATTGGTCACTGTCAACAACGTGCAGGGCGTTGCTAAAACGCTTGGCATACCTCTGGGTTTGTACTCACGCAAGCCAATAGCTTCAAACGACAACGAGCAAGTTTTAGCCCGTTCTATTTGCGGCTTGTATCGAGCATTAGGCTTGACTGCGCCTGCATCTGTAAATGACATTGCAAACAGGGGAACGCTATGAGCCGCATAAAACTAGCCCGCCGCGCTATCAAGCTGTTTTCGTCTGACTACGTGCCACTGCATACAAATAAGCACAACCGCAGAATGTGGATTCGCTCTGTAGATTTTCTAGGCAGTCGCTGGAAATTAGCGGAGCCTGTGCCGCTTGAGGCTTTAAAACAGCAATGGCTAATGCTAGCAACAATCCGCCGGGTGGGTGTATGAGCGCGCATACACCTGGGCCTTGGCATTATGTTGCTAGCAGCTGGTCAAACGCTTCAGTTATTACAAAGAATGAGTGTATTTGTGGGCTAGATATTAGCTACGCCGACGAAAAAAATCAGTTGTCACTTGAATCTGTCATGGCGGCTAACGCCCGACTAATAGCCGCCGCGCCTAATTTGCTTGAGGCTTTGCAGTATGCGGTTAAACAAGTTCCAGAACTCGCAACTATTCCCGGTATTTCCGCAGCCATTGCCGAAGCAACAGGAAACGCAGCATGAAAGCCGCATTACTTGATTACGCCCTGGCCCTTGGCATAGGCCTTGGTTTGGCATTAATCATTGTTGTGGAGTTAAGCAAATGAGCGACGACGAACCAGTCAACGAGTTGGCCTTTTTCACGGGCGTTTTATCAGCGCTATTAATCACCGCCGTTTGTGCAGTGCTTGGCACTCTGCTGGTGTGGCTGCTATGAAGCGCATTTGCTACTTCTTTTACTGGCTGCGCTGCGGTTTCACTATCCGTAAAGCATGGCTTTATAGCTTGCCTTATTCAAAACTTAGAAAGTAAATCATGTACGCAATCTTTAACTTTTATGCAGCTCTGAAAGCAGCGGTTTTAGCTGCTATTGAGGAATATCGTTTTGTCAGGCACATGCAGCGTGGCGGCAATCCTGACGTATTAGATTTTTAAAGGTACGCCCACCGCCTTTTTTGGTGGGCAACGGTTTTGGATTTGCACCGTAAGCAAACCGAATTAGAACTGGACTAAATATCATGGCAAAAATCTCTGAAATGCTCCCATCCTCCTACCTCAAACAAGCTGACTTTGACGAATCAGGAACTATCGTAACGGTGGCAGGCATCGTTGAAAAGAACTTAGCAAAGCCGGAAGACCCTGTAGAAATGAAGTGGCTTGTTCAGTTTGAGCAATTTGACAAGGCGATGGTGTTGAATAGCACCAACATTAATGCTTTGGGCAGGGCTTGCGGCTCTGACGACACCGACGACTGGACAGGTAAAGAAGTCATTGTTTACGTTGACCCGACAGTCGGCTACAGCGGCAAGACAACAGGCGGTTTGCGTATTCGCAAATACGTAGTAGCAGCACCACCCAAGCAGGCTGTAAAAGCAGCGCCGCGCCAGCCAGTACAAGTTGCCGAGGCAAGCGACCCACGGTTTGCAGACGAAACGCCGTTTTAAATCATGGCACGCGACTACGCCGCCTACGCAAAAACGCCAAGCGGCATAGCTGCGATTGCAAAGGGCCGCGCTAAACAGCAAATTAAGCGTGGCCCAAGCACCAGGACAACAAAGATTAAACCGCAGGCGCTATTGAAGGCGCTTGCAAATTGGAGGCAAAATGACTAGCGTAGCTTTATATCAACTGACTGGGCAGTATCAGCAGCTTTTAAGCAGCCTTGCTGACCTTGATTTAGACGCGGGGTGTGTAGCTGACACCTTGGAGGCTAGCGGCCTTGTAGACGACATTACTGATAAGGCCGTGGGCATTCTCATGGTCGGGCGTGGCATGGTGGTAAACGTCCCGGCGCTACGTCAAGAGGCGGCTCGTATGAATGCCTTGGCTGACAGCTTGGTAAAAAAAGAGGCTGCGCTGTATCAGTATTTGTTGACCAATATGCAAACGTGCGGCATCAGCAAAATTGAATCGCCATTATTCAAAATCAGCACCCAGAACAACCCGCCAAGCGTTGACATTTATGAGCCGGGATTAATCGCCAGCCAGTACATGCGCCAGCCAGAAACCCCGCCGCCCGTGCCAGATAAAACGGCATTGAAAGCGGCATTGAAAGCAGGCATTGAAATACAAGGCGCAAAGCTAGTTCAATCGCAGCGTCTCGTCGTGAAATAGTTTTACCGCCAGTAAAAGCAGTACACGGTTTTATCGTTTAGCTCTTACGTGTATAGCCGGTTATTAGTAGTGACCACTGGCGACCCCTTTTTAAGATTGAATATGAATAAAGCACTTTTACAGCAAGCGCTGGACGCGTTGCTTGAATACGACTACGCCAAGACAGACAAGGCAGACCGATTGGGTGGGGCAGCTATTTATGCACTTCGTTTAGCCATCGCGCAGCCAGTGTTAGAACCTGCGCCGGGATATTGCAAGACCTGTAAAGACTACACGATTGCAGAGCCTTTGTTCGGGCTACCCGTACAGTCAGCACCAGAGCTGCCAAAGCCTTACAGCAACATTTATCCAGAAAACGAAGACGATTGCTGTCACTATATTTGTTACTCACCCAGCACGCAGCCGGGGGGTGGTCGTCCCAATCACCAGCCTGTGTACACCGCCGATCAAATGCGTGAGTATTCAAAAGCAGCCACCCCGCTACCCGTACAGTCAGCCGTGATAGATGCAGAAATTGAACGCATTGCGCTTTCAAATGGCTTCAAGCTCAAAGAGCAGTCTGACGGCACTATGGCTTTAAATTCTTACGTTTTTGATTTTGCTCGTGCCGTTATTGCAGCCGCTTCGCTACCCGTACAAACCGAGCGCAATTTTTGCGAGCGCTGCGGCCAGCGACTAGGTGATGACACATACATTCATACATGCACACCGCCCGTCGCTGCAACTTACGATTCACTTATCAATTCCGTCAAGGCCACACCATGACTAATACTCGCGAGGCGTTTGAGGCTGAATGCCGCCGATATTGGGGCGAACGCTGCCCAGATTTAGAATTTAAAGATGATAGGTATGAAGGCGGGCGACCTGCACTTGCATGGGCTTTTTGGCAAGCCGCTACGCAAGCAGAGCGTGATAGGTGCGAAGTGATTACAGCCAATAACGTTAGCGTTGTGGAAGTTTTACGCCAAATTAGGAGGGGTAAATAATGACTGACACAACACGCGAAACTTTCGAGGCTTGGGCGGTATCCAAAAGCATCGACATAACAAAAAGCAAAGACGCATGGGGCAATGATATTTATCAGCATCCACACGTTGACTCGATGTGGTTTGGCTGGCAAGCCGCTACGCTAGCAGCGCAAAACAAGCGCCAGCCGCTGACGGATGAGCAGATCGCCGAAAAATGGCGTATGGCTTATGTATCAAGAAAGGCTTTTACAACGATTGAAACTTACACTTACTTTGCACGAGAAATCGAGGCTTTGCACGGGATAAAACAATGAGCGCCGTATTACCTACATCAGCCGATTTAATGACTGAAATGAAGCAGCTCAGAGAGCAGGTTGCAATGCTGTGCAGAATGCAAGGCAAGATGCTGACGCGAAAGCAAATGCTTGAGCGTTATGACGTATGCAATTCCACCCTGAATAAGCGCGTGGCGGCTGGGCAGTTGCCTACGCCTGGCAGTGATGGCCGATGGCTGGTGGCTGAGGTTTTTGAATATGAGGCAAGACGTTAACCTAGGGTTTGTCCTAATAAATTTAATGGCGTATCTGTTGGCTTTAGTTGATTGTTGCGCTACAATGAGACATCAACAACCAAACGGAGCAAACGACATGACCAAGCAACAAAGCCAAGAACTCAAACGCCTGAAACACGAATTAAACAGCCCAAAAAGCCAGCTTCTTTATTTGGCAAGGCGAATAGAAGAATGCAGCCCCGCGCAAGGGGAGCAACTAATGAAAATCATTTGTAGGCTTGAAGACTGGCAAAACAAATGAAAGGCAGTAAGCGTGAAGGGGCTGGAAGGCCTCTAGCACCTGCTAGGCCCAAGCCAGTATCGTGGAGGCCTGATACGCAGTCCCAGCGGGATATGTGGCTTGAATTGGGCGGTGCGCGGTGGGTTAAACGGATGCTTAATGAATCTATCCAATTAAAGGCTGTGAAATGACTAACAACGAGATATTGCGCCAAGGATTAACTGAAACTATTTGGAAGCCAATAAAATCAGCGCCGCGTGACGGTCGAAATATCCTGATTAGGTTTGGCCAAGATGGTACATCTCAGGCAAAGTACATAGCCGGTCTGCCGCACCCTTGGCAATTTATTGATTCTAATGACGGCATTACATGGATGATAAATTACGCGGTTGATACACCGGCTGGGCCTACACATTGGGCCAATTTCCCACCTTACTTATCAGACGCTATTTTAAAACGGGTGGCGGAAACCACGCGAAACACAATGCTCAAAGTGATTGCGGCTTACAGAGCAAAGCAAGCCGCCGCGCCATTGTCCGAGCAGCTGCTGAAATCGGGCAAACCGTAGCCGACAAATTAACCTAACCGTTTGGCAATGTCAGCCGCGGCTGGATTAAAGTATGTGAGTGCTTGCGAAGTATTAGACCAGCCAAATATTTTGCACAAAGTAAGCACGTCAACCATAGGAGCCATGCGCGTGGCTGCACTATGGCGTGTATCGTGAAAAGTTAGCCCCGACAATCCCGCACGAGCACGGGCGCGTCTGAATAGCGAATCCTTTGTTTGCACACCCAAGCCAAAAACTAATTCAGGGTCAAAGCCGCGCATCCGTTCAATCAAGCGGATAGCTACTTTAGATAGTGGCACATCCCGCCGCTGCCCGTTTTTTGTCATTGGTAAGACGCAATAAGTGGGGTACACATTCGCCCACGTTAGGCCGCACAATTCGCCTGACCTCATGCCTGTTGCCAGTGCGGTTAAAAAGCACACTGCCACGGCCTGGCTGACAGACTTTATCGGCTCAGAGGTATAACCTAACGCCCGAAGTATTTTGCGCGTCTGTAGGCCCGTTATAAGTACGTCCCGATGTGCTGGTGCGCTGGGTTTACGCATGTTGGTCAGTGGGTTGACCTGCAGCCAATTCCACTCCAGCCGTGCAACTTGAAACACGGCTGATAGTAGGCCAATATCCCGCAGTACCGTGCCGCGTGAAGTCGCCAATAGTCGCGCATCACGCCATGCCGACATATGCGCCGTTGTCAGGTCTGACAGTCTGGTGTGTACAGGTAACGCACTACCCGGTTTTTGATAAGCCGCCAGCCTGATTATTTCCCAGCGCCAACCACGATGCCCAGGCGATACCTCAAGGGCATAGCGTTTGAGCGCATCACCTAGCGTTTTAACCGTTCCTGCTTGGCCGCTGGCCTGTAGCTTTAGCTCTAAGGTTTTTGCAGCCGCCCATGCAATTGCCGCGCTTTTGGTAGCATGTGTCGAGCTTGGCCGCTGCCCTGCAATGTCAATCTGAATTGCCCATGTGCCTTTTGTCGTTTTGCGTGGCGCTGGCATTTTAGGGAATCAGTTAGGGATTTTTTAGTGGTTTTTAGTGCAATCGCTTGCACTGTGCATGTAATTCAGTGAATCACGCTTTGCACGCCCTTTGCACTTTACCTCTGAAACTGCACTAAATTGGCCTATATGTGTAAATCTGTGTAGTCTATCTGGTGCCCGAGACCCCTATCGAACAGCCGCATAAACAAACAATCTATCAAAAATTTTAGACCTAATTTAGATATATTCCGTTAAAATAACGAAGCCGGACAAGTGCGCAAACACTGCCCGGCCTCTAACCATCAAACGAAGGGAACTCGTATGACAACTACAGCAATTCTAAAGCCAGTTAAGCCGTGCTTAAGGTGTGGAGCAATTGATCGTTACATCAACGGAAATTGCAAGCCTTGCGTCAGAGCCGCGACTAAAAAGCGGAGAGCGCTAAACCCAGAGGCATATAAACTGCGTAATGATGCATGGCTCGCTAAAAATTCACAAAGAATTAAAATATATGCCGCTGAAAGACGAATCGCACATCCCGAGATATTTAAAGCATCAGCCGCCGCTTGGTATGCGGTAAATTCAGACAGGCTCAAAGCAAATTCCGCTGCATGGCGAGTCGCAAATCCAGAAAGGGTTCACGCGGCACAAGCCGCATATCGTTTAAAAAATTCTGCAAAGACGAAAGCTGCCACTGCAAAATGGCGAGCCGAAAACCCTGAAGCCGTTCTCTTTTTCACACAAACCCGACGGTTCAAGTTGGCTGATGGCGGCAAACTTTCTCGTGGTTTGTCTGCTAGATTATTTGCATCACAAAAAGGCTTATGTGTTTGCTGCAAACGGCCATTAGGCAAAAACTACCAGTTAGATCACATCGTACCTTTGGCTTTAGGTGGAACGAATGTGGATGCAAACATTCAACTCTTACTACCGCTCTGCAATCAACAGAAAAATGCAAAACATCCAATTGATTTCATGCAAAGCCGGGGGTTTTTGCTTTAATTCTTTAAGTTATTTCTTCATCATGAACGAACTAGACAAGCATGAAATTTAACAAGGATCAGACAGTCGCCGTTGACCCCGATGTATTCTGGCGCTCAATGGATACTTGCCCGCGTGCGGTTAAGGTGCAGTTACTGTCCGGTGGCGGTGTGGCTATGTACGCGCTCTACGATGGTCAAAATAAGTTTTGGCAAGGATGGTCGCCAGTTCCAAAGCGTAGGCCAGTTGCAAGCCTTCCAGCCAGCGCGTGACCTGTACCGCCGCCCGGTCATGAGCGCACTATCCCGAGCCTTGGGCAAATCAATAAAAAGGCTTAGGCTAAGGTTGCGCTTATATGCAGGTAAACACCTAGAAAATATAATATAAAAACATTGCATTGGTGGTTGTTTCTATATTATAATATCTTCAAGGGCAAGCAATACCGCAAGCCTAAAAGGAGATGAAAATGACTAAATCAGCCACCCAGGAATTCACCATCGGCCTGACTAATGTCGAGGGTTGCCAAAAGTACACACCACGCGCTGCCACTGTTAATGGCATCAAAGGACGCATCTGGACAAAGCGCATTCATGAAAATGGCGCATGGGTTCATCAAGGCCAGCAGCATGTGCGCAGCGCAGCCAGCGAAACTGAAGTTACAGCAGCTTTTGCTAGTGAAGTAGATCATGCTGCAGCGGATGCATATTGGAATCAAGCGTGAGCAACATCATCAAACGCCCACCCGCTGACCGTGGGCAAGGCCGCAAAAGCGTGCAAGGGGCAGGTAAGTCCCCCGTGCTTCAGGTCGTTGTCTCGCCCGAACAAAAAAACAAAGTGCAACTGTTAGGCGGGGCGATCTGGGTTAGAAAACAAATTGACAAGGCAAAACTATGTACATGATTTACGCTGTGGCTATCAACAAAGGTGAAAAGCACCGCCATTTTTTAGGCACTGACGAAGATGAGTTTTTATCAAAGCATAAAGCCAATGTGGCTACCTGCACATTCGCTGATTACGCTTATGTCAAAGATACTTCAGGCGGCACTATCTTTTTTATTCGTTCGCCCGATTACTGCGAAACGCCGCTAGTCCCGCAGCCCCGCCAGCCGTTAACGCTAGTAGCCCCGGCGTAGCCTTGCCGTAAATATCATTCTGATCTAACCGAGCAGGGTTAAACGCTGCTTGGTTAGCATCCCTCACCATTGTTGAAGGGAAGGTTTGCAAGTATTGCGGCTTCTTAACTCCCTCAACCCCTTTAAAGCCTAATTCCTTCAAGACGTTGGCAGCGGTGTCATCACCTAAATGTTTGGATAAGCCGCTCCACACTTCCAGCCCGCTTATCTTGTCGTTGGCGTAATATTCTCGCAGTTGTTTTGCCAAGTTAGCGCCCTCTGGACTTATCGCTTCGACTTTGGTTGCAATGTCTTGTGCTAGCCGTGGCGAATAGGCGCTATTGCTTTTAATTGTATTGATTGGCGCGGCGTATTCCCTAACCTCTGCGCCTGGTGTTCTTGCTGCGTAATCACTGGCTTCGTCTTTAATCCGCGTGTACCAATCGCCAGTTTTTTTGCCGTCTGTAATTTGTGGCCCGCCTCTGTACCAGCCTCTATCGTATTTCACTGCCCTCATAGCCTCATCACGGGCGGCATCGGTCAACCCTCCTTGTGGGCTAATCAGCACCGCCCCGGTTTGCGGATTCATTGCCCTAGGCGCTGCCAAGTTATCAGCCATACCAAGCAGGCCTTTTGCAATCTGTGGAGCTTTCGCACCAGCCACAAGCGGCCCAGCCATGCCTGCAAATTCACCCATCAAGCCGCTTAAGCTGTTTTGATTCGTTGGACGGGTCAGCCCTTGCTGTGCCATCCAATCGCTGCCGCCCATCGGGTTATCTGGCATGGGTACGCCTGCTTTGCGTAGCAGCCATGCAAGGCCGTCTACAGGTGCAGAGACATTGCCTGCAATGCTGTTTGAAGCGCTTTGTGCGAAGTTGCGGCCTTCGCGTAATATTCTGGCTAGTGTGTTGTTATCCATGATTTATTTAGCTTGGCAGACGTTATTGATATAGCTTTGTAAACCTACAATTTTTCCTTCCAGCCGGTCAGCCGTTTGCCCCATGCTTGTAAGAGCCTCTGCACAACTTCCGAGTAGCTCACGCTCAAGTCCGCCTGTTCCATGAGTTCGCCCGGCGGCGCTGGTAGCTGTATCTGCACTAATGACGGCTTGGAAGTCGCGCAGCCGATCATCACTGACGCGCTTATCAGCAGCAAGACGGTTTTTAGCAGTTTGATATTCACGATCGACCTTTTCAGTTGATTTTTGCGCGGCCTGTTCGCGTAGCCGTGCGTTTTCGCTGGTGGCTAGCTTTTCAGCATTCCATTCAGCTTTTGCGCGTTTGTAGCCGCCTTGATCTATGCGCCAGCCAATGCCAGCAAGCAACACCAGGACAGCGGCTAAAGCGGCTATACGGGCGTATATACTGATCATGCGAATGTCTTGTGTGCCGCAGCTAGCTTGGTGTCGTAGCTGTTAATGGCGTAGTCAACCCCGTTGTACCTACGTGCAAATTCTGCCCATTGATGCCGACGCAAAAACACCGCTAAACCTTCATGCCGAATAAAGGCCACGAAAGCGTTTAGTTGCCTTCCTTCGCTCTCATACATGGCATTTATAAAGTCTTGCAGGCTTTCAAAACCGGCTGGTTCGTAGTTGAAGCCCATGATTTGAAACTTGCCCCAACTTGTAGACTCCATTGCCGCATCACGGTCTAACGCTACGGCTTCAGCTAGTCTGTCGTGTTCTTGCTGATTACCTTTGTAGCCACCTGGCTTGCGGTTGCTTATGTGCGGGTTCGATATGTCAAACCTACGCTCGGTGCGCTTGCTGAATTGGTGACGCTCAAACAAAATAGTCGGTTCACCACTTGGCAGAAAGCCGCCGCGCGGGGCTTCTACCGCGCACACTGCTTTAATGACGGCTACCGAACAATCAATCGCTGCGGCTGCGATTGAATAATCCTTTTCAGTCAGTTTTGGCTTGCTCATGGCGCATCCTTCTTTTCGTCTAAAGGCTTATTAACGACCTGCGTTTTGCGTGCCTCAAGCCAGTCCTTGCCTGTGTTCAGCATCCAATCAAAAGCTGCCATCCTGCACCAGCCTGCGACAAGCACAGCCGTAAAACGTATCTCGCTTGGAATCATGAAACCGCTAGACCGTAGCGCCTGAATAACGACAAAAGCCAGCATCCCGGCCACCAGCGATTTGGCCGCGTCCCATAAGGCAGTAGAGGCAATATGGCGTATTGCGCGTTTATCACTTTCAAGCGACAAAATGGTTCTAATACCGCCGCCAAGCAAAGCGCTTGCAGCCGCCCATTGAAATAGCAGTTGGTCATAGCCACCCATGAATTCGTTTAGCGTTGCAGCGCGTACTGTGTGGACAAACATCAACGCCCAAAGGGTCATCAAGCCCACGACAATATGCCGCCGGGTAAGGTGTGCATTCATTGCGCGTCCTCCTTGCGTTGTTGCTCTAATGCTTCGGTGCAGTGTTCAACGTCTTTTTCGGCCACCTTATCAGCGGTCATGTTTTCAGCCGCTCTAATTGCTTCTTCTTTGCGTATCTGTGCAGCATTCAGGCCGTATGCGAGAGCCGCCGCCATGCACATACTTAACACTGACATAAGCACAAAACCCTCAGTGACAAATTGATAATCCATGTTGCGCGATAAGAAGCCTAAATAGGCATATAAAACCCCGCTTGCCATAATTGCGCGACAAGCCAGCCGCACAATCGGCCTGTGATGACTACCGAAAACCCCCGCCGCTTGCAGCAGGAAATAAGGTGCGACAAGCGCCGCCGATATAAGCCAAACGAATGAAAGCACCTCGGGGTAAGTTGAAAGCCGTGCAACCTTACTTATGATGGTTTCTTGACTAAGAATCCACAACGCATCTATCACCATGTTTGAAGCCAGCGTGACAGCTAACAACGCACCAAACAGACGAACCTCTATCTTGCGGTCATCGGTAATCACTTCTTAATCTCATCGTTGTTGTGCAGCACCAGCAGCAAGTAAAAGCAGCACAGCCCAAACATCACCAGCACGGGCACTAGGGGCAAGTAAAACCATATAGCACCCAGCACGACTATTTTTGGGAGAAGCAGCCCTGGAATTACGCCGAGCTTATCCATCGTCCAAGCCATGATTGGATTCATTTCCGAGCCGCCCTGCCTTAGCACCCTGACCGTGGTGTAAACGTCAACCAGATTTAAGCCGACCAGCAAAACAAACAATATTTCATTGAGCATCATTGCAGTTTCCTTTTAAAACCAGCGTCCGATTGCTGAATAACGAATATTTGAAATTGTTTGCGCTGTTGCGCCGTTTCTAAAGACAGGCCTGACTTGCGTTAATGAGGTTGCTTCTTCGTAAATGCAGCCGAAAAAGTCAGACGACACACCGATGTTTAGTTGAACAGAAACCACGGGTATCAGGCCAACAAAAGGCAATGCAAAGGATTGAATTGGGGGTGCGACTATCGCATTAATTCCCATGACTAAATTGGGAAATGTGCCGGTGCAAATTTGCAAGCCGTCAGAAAAACGTAGCGCTTCGCCTGATGCGTTTGAGGTGCGTTCCGGCTGAATAGGCACTGAGCCATTGACAGCAGATAACAGGCTATAACTGACAGCGGATAAGCCTACAGCTAGCACGCCAAACGTGTTCAACACTGTCACCGTTGTTTTATCTACAGCAAAAACCGAACTAACAATCGTGCTGTAAACCGCCCCGCCCGTGTTTGTAGTTTTAACCCTGCGTCTGACTTGAAATATATTGGTTTGATCGCCTGCTACCGTAAAAACCGTAGCACTCAAGTAAGTCGGCGCTGCTGCAAATAAAACCCATTCATCCGGCGCTACGTTTACATCACCAATTCCCGTGATGTTGTCCCATTCGTCCAAAAGCACCCCGGCGGCATTTAACAGGCGAAACTTTAACGCCTGACCGCCTAGCATCCACACCGGGCCATTGGCAGGCAGGCCCATTGAATCCAGCGTCATGATTACGCCCTGCTGCGTAGTCCCTGCCTGGCTGGTGTAGGTCGTCTCAGGCGTGCTTGTGCCTGATCTAAAGGTGCGCCAAGAACCGCCCACCAATGGATTGCCTGCAGTATCAAAGGCTTGTTGATTACCGAATGGCGCTAAAAAATACGGCATTTTTATCCTTAAAAAGAAAAAGCCCCCTGACTTGCGCCGGGAGGCTTATGATTGATTGATGGAAACTTTGTTAGCCGCTGGCGGCATGATGTTCGGCGTAATGCTGAAAGTGCTTTTTCAAACCAAATTTATGGCTTGGCTACGCGCCCGCCCTAGTAGCTGGTGGCGTAACTTACTTTTGTACGGCGACAGCCCCGCTGCCCCCAGCGACACTAGCACCACTAAGCCGCAATAACTTTGCAAGGTCAGCAGCCCCGTTAGGGCGTTGTGTCAATATAGAAGCAAGTGCGTTTTGTCCTGGCCTTGAATAAGCAAGCGGTGCGGCCAGCATTCCAGCCGCCGCAGGCAGCCCCATAAATGCACCAGCGCCACCACTAGCGCCCAAAGTTGCGGCCATGCGGTACGGTGTACCCGAATCAGGCACAGAGCTGCCAAGCACGTTTTTGCCGGATTCCGACAAGTCTTGCATTAACGCATCGCCCTTGGCAAACCTGCCCTTGTCTTTGCTTCGGTCAAGTGCTTTCACTGCATTTTGAAGTTGTGCGGGGCTAAAAATACCATCCTCAGCGCCCAGCCCAGCCGCTGCCCTTTGTATGCGTTTGAAGTTGGCATAACCTGAATTAATCTCTTTTAATTCTTTTGCATAGTCTGGATTCGTGCGTTGAATCAAACCGCGTAATGACGACTGCAATTCGACAATAGCTTCGCCTAATTGACGTTTATCAGCAGACGGGTCGCTCATGTACTTGCTGGAAATCCTGCCCAACTCACCATCCATGCTTTTAACGGTTTGGCCGCTTATCGAGTTTTGGCCTTGAAATTTGCCGATAACCTGATTTTCCAGAATCTTGCCAAATTGACGGGCTTCAGCTTCGCCCATGTTGCCATTGCTGACCAACGATTTAAGGCTGTTTATTTCACCTGTAAAAACATCATCGGATTGCGTGGCTAGTTTTGGCAACAGGCGCTCATATCTGGCAGACAGTGCGCTGCCTACATGCTCGACCGCATCACGCCCTTGCAAGCCTTTGGGAAGGGTTTCGCCTATGGGTTTTAAGGCTCTATTCATGGCTGCGGTGTTCATATCAGCCGCCGCCCTGCGCTGGCCTGCCTTGATTGAATCGCCAATAATCGGCACGCTTGTTAAGCCATCCTCTACGCGCTTGAATGCGCCGCCCAATATCTGCCCCGGTGTAGGCGTGATGCCTTCTTTCATCAGTGCAGTGACTTGCGGAGAAGTGTTAGGCCGAATGATGCGTGCAAGGCTATTAACCACGCCTTGACCCGCGCCGCCTGCACCCGCGCCCATCAGCAAATTCGTAGCGCGTTCCTGTGCGTTTATCGCTGGCTGGGTTACGCCTATCGCACCGCCCATTGCCGCCGCGCCTTTAATTGTGCTGGTCGCTGGCATAAGTGGCGCTGTAGCCGCCCCGCCCGCAAAATAGCCAACCATACCGCCGCCCGTGTTCATTAGTGGCGCATCAAGGCGGCGTGTTTCTTGTATGTCGGTGTTTAGTTTTTGGCTCACTTGCTGTGCGCCGTTGCCTGTCAGCTTTTTAACGCCTGCATCAAACATTTTCAGCATGGGCAGTGGGGAATTGTCCACAATGTCGCTGGATAATTTGGCTATACCTGTTCCAGTATCCGCTACAAACTTACCAGCACCCGCCGCCGCGTTTTGCCAAAACGAATTGCCTTCCGTTGGGTTTGTATTAATTGGCGCTGCGGGCTTTGCAGGTTGCGTTTTGCTTTGCTGATACATCGCCGTTAGGTCAGCGTCTGACATACCATCAAACGGGCTTGCAGGGGCGGTTGCAGGCGCTTGCAACTTGCCTGCATTTGCCTGCATTGGCGTAGCTGCGTTAGCCGAACCCATTACAGCGCCTGCAACCTTGTTTAACGTGTCTACAACAGGCCGTTGCGGCATACGTGCCACGACCTGCTGACCGTACTCCAATGTGTTAGGCGCTGCCTTCTTATTTACAGGGTCATAAACCGCAATGCCGCGCCGTGCTTTTTCTAAACCCCCCGGCCCGCCGTAATAACCCGCCGCCGTTAGTGCTGGGTCGCCGCCCGATTGAATATCTAACTTTTTCAAATAGCGTATGCCCGCACGCATATTTTGCTCAGGGTTGTTAATATCCCAATCCGCATCAGCCACGCTTTTAAACGTGCCTGGAATAATCTGCATTCCACCTCTAGCGCCACGGTTTGAAGTCGTTGTATTTGTCCCGCCGCTGCTTTCCTGCATATAAATCGAGCGTGCAACGTCAGCAAGTTTGCCGGTCACGCCTTCTTTTTCTAAAGCAGAACCAAACGGGTCTTTTGACGACTTGTAAGCCGCCATCAGGTCAGCATCGCTCATGGCGCTGTAGTTGCTCATTTGATAAGCCCCCGCTTACGCATTTCAGCCTCCATACCCGCCGCGTCAGGTTTGGTAGTAGGCGGCTGGGCAGCAGTAACTGATTTACTCCCATAAAGAGACTCAATTCTCTCAAGCGCCTCACGATTAGCCTGCAAGCTTAAAGTGGGGTCAGTAGCAGTCGCAAGGTACAGTTTCAATTCAGCATTTGAATCCATTTGTTTAGCTGACATACCCGTAGCCTTCATGATGGCTTGCAGCAACAATGGCCGGGTTTGTGCAATTGAATCACGCTCTTTTTGGTTTGAAGAGCCTACAGCGCCGCCCAATATCTGCCCAAGGCTTGACTTGGATGCAGAGCGAGACAGATTCGAAAACGCGCCTTCATTTGTGCTGGTAATGCCGCCGCCCTTATCAAGGGATTCATAAGCGCTTCGCAAAGTCGCCACCACCGTATCTACAGTCTGCTTGCCTGCCTCTGTGTTTTGCGATTTTTGGTCGGCTGGGCCTCCAGGGATTGACTCTAAACCGCCGTCAGATTTCCACCTGAAACCAGCGGGAGCTTTGCCGTTTTGTTTGTTAAGCACAGACTGGTTTGTGCCGCCGTCCGGTGTGAGGTTGGCATTCGCATCACGCGCCCGGTTATCAGTCAATACCTGACCATCACGTTTTGTCTTGTCGTTCACTGCATTAGTTGTTAGCGTTGTTTCTGCTTGCAGCCTTGCATTCGCATCAGGCCGGGTATGTTTAATAAACGTATCAGCGTTAACGCCTGCAAGTTGTTTAAAGCTCTCAATTTGCGCCGGGGTTACTACCTGCGAACCAACATTTTGTAATTGCTGCTCTAACGTGCCGCGTGATGCGAATACAGGATTTAAAACAGGATTCTCAAAGCCCGCCGTTACCCAGCGCTTTACATCATCAGCGCTTTGAATTAAATGCACCGAATCCCGATGGTGTTGCATGGCTATGCCAGTAGCTTCCAGTCTGGTCTTACCTGTTGTAGCCGCATCCTTTGCGAAGTCGCCATCCGCTTTTTGTAAGTCTGATGCTTCTTTTAAAAACCCGCCTTGATGTAATCTACCTACATTTTCAGCCGAATCTTTGCCGAAACCTCTGGTAATGTCACGCAATGAACCAGAACGTTCAACGCCGCGCTGATACTCATCCATTTTCATGTTGTTCATCAAGCCCGTTAAACGGTTTTGCTCTATGCGCTGCCCTGCTTCGTACATTTCCATTGGGTTAGCGGTTTTTATAGGCTTGTAGCCCATCAGGATATTTGCATCAGTAGCCATTAATTAATCTCCCGAGCCAGAATTACCAGACAAATAGCGGTCAAACCCCATACCGTTTCGCGCCATATCGTATGAATTGCTACCGCCTCTATTTAAAAGCTGATTCCACTTAAACGCATCAGTAGCCCCGCCAATCTGCTCGTTTACAGCATTGGCCCTGCCTATCGTCCCGGCGCTTTGCGCGTTGCCTATGCCTGTCTGATAGCCGCCAATTTGATTGGCACTACCCAGCCCAGCCGCGCCCTGCCCTGCTGCTGCGCTTTGGCCTTGTTGCGACGGGCTTGATAGGAACCCAAACATCTGATTCTTTTCGCCCATGTTGCGGTCATACGCCCCGGCTGTTTTTGTTGTGCCGTAGTCGTTACCAAAGCGGGTCAGTGCTTTTAATGCAGCGCCTGAGCCGTAATTGCCGCCTGATGCTGCCCGGTCATTTAGTTGGTTAATGCCGGTATCAAGGCCAAACTTCAAACCGTTTTGATAAACCAGGTCGCTGTCTAAATCGCTTTGGTCAAACTTACGCATGAGTGAACCATACAGCGGGTCTACCTCACCTTCCCGTGCAGCGCCTTGGGCGTCAAATGCGTTGTTTACAGCGGTGTTAAATCCTGCCTCGTCAAACTGAGTTTGATAGCTTTGCGGCGTTTGTGGCGCAGCAAATCGCATCCCCCCAAACTGGTTTTCAGGGTCTTGCTCTCTTGTCAAAAACTCAATTCCACCACCCCCACCACCGCCCGCGCCTTGCGTTGTAAACTGCCCGCGCATTTCGCCGCGCAATTGCTCCATTGTTTTAGGCGTGTAGCTACCTGTGCGGCCATTGCCACCGATACCTAACCGGCGCATCAGCTCAGTGTTAGCCGCGCCGCCGCTGCTAGCCCACGGCGCTAAATCTGCCCGCTGTTGCGCCGCTGCTGCCCGTTGCTCTGCAATGGCTGCGTTATTGGCCTGCACCTGTTGGTCTGCGCCTTTTTGCGGCGCATCAGAGCCGCCGCCCATCACCGCGCCTAATACCATAGGCGCTGCTGCCTGAAACACCATTGCTGCTGTAATTCCCAAGGCCATTTTTAATGCTCCAGTTGTGCCGGTTTATTGGCTGTCAGTTGTTTGTTGTCATTGCCGCCCAGCAGCTCGGAAAGCGTTGATTCCGTGTAACGCTGGACTAATATTTCAATGTCGGTTTCGTTGTCAGGATTGGGAAAGTAGTTGGTCAGTACCGCATCGTCCAAAGCCAGCCATTGGTTTTTAGCACCGGCTTTTATCAGCACCTTTTTTGGCGCTATGTGGTCTACATAACCATCATCAGTAATCAAGCGAACCGTACCCGCTGACAAGCATGAAATATTGGTTGTCTTATGCACTGCACCGACAACGCACACACCTTTAGGAATGGTCATTTCACGCGCAAATAGACCCGGCGCAAAGTAATGCTTTATCGGGCAATCAACTTGCTTTTCGCCCATCATGGCCGCTTGCATCCGTTCGGCTTTTTCCCGCGCATTGGGCTGCGCTGTTTGTAATGTGAATTCGTACTTAATCATGTCAGCCGCTGCCTCACTGCCCCGGCGTTGTGATACAGCCCACCAATAAGCACGCCCCCCGCCGCCGCTGCTGCGTCGGTTGCGTAATTACTTAAAGGCTTATGCCCAAATAGAGCGTCTTCAATCGCGTTAAAGTAGCTATTCCAGCGGGCGGTGATGACGTTAGCGCCGTTTTGTATATCGCTACTGGGCCGTGATGGTCGTCTGTGCATTATTCAAACCTTGCGTAAGCGCTGGCAAAGGTGACGTTTACCGGGTCTGTGACTGTGAATTCAAACAACCAGTCCCCAGCCGGGCCGCTACGCCCTAGCCTGCGAAAAATAGCGCGTGTTTTGTACGCCCCCATTTGTCCGAATGCAGCCCAGCTTTCAGCGCCCCAAGTCCTGCCGCCGTCTTTGCTGATTCTCATCATCAGTTGGGGGTCAACACCTTGTCCTGATACCGCGCCCACGCCGGATTCAATATCCAGCCACAACTCAGCCAGACGGCTTTCATTGCCTTTAAAAAGATGCCTGCCCACCCATGACCGGCGAATTTGAGCGCCGTTATCTGTCAGGGCGTTGCGGTCTAGTATGTAAGTATTGCCGTTCGCGTAGTCAGTCACATAGTTTTTATTCTGGTGGCTAACGTGAAATTGCGCCCGGTGTTGCCCGCCGCCCGATTGAACTTCATGCCATTCTTGCGATTTGCCGTCATACACCCAAGTAACATTCTCAGCTGGGAAACTGATCTGATAAAACGTATGTCCAAATTCCCGATAACTGAAAGCTGTGGCGTTTTCCTGCCCGCGATAGCCGCTAAAAAGGGTTTCAATATCGGCGTTACTAACGGTTTGCCGGGTGTAGCCGCTTAAGACGGACACCTGTACGCCGCCTAGTCTGTTTTTGCTCAGGAAAATAATTGATTCATCAAACTTGGCAACCGACCAGCGGGCGGCTAAACCGAACTCAATCGCTGATGCGCCAATAGCACCAAAGGCAGCATCACTGTTTTGCGTTGCCCCTGCAAAGCCGGTTGTATTCTTGCCAAACAAAATGAATTGCCCGGTTTCACTCCAGATTCTTACAAGGTCATCCGGGTTTGATTCCTCGGTTGCAAAGTCAAGTGCGTTCCAAGTTAAGCCTGAATTAATCGCTGACCATTGATACTGCCCTGTGCCGGCTGAAGTCACGCCGAATCTGAGGTTTAAATAAGCGACGGATGTAGGGTTAGCCGGGAAACCTGGCGCTGTAATTTGTACCAGCGTGTTTGTTGAAAACGTAAAGATATAGCCAAACGTGCCATCGACAATCATCAATTGCGTGCCGTTGTCCCGCATACCCACAATGCCGCCGGAGGTTAATAATGTGCCTACGTTGACCCGCACCCCATCATTGGATTCACGCCATAACGTGTTGCGATTCACGTAATATTTAAAGTCACCTTTTGAAAAAACACCCCGGCTGGGCTCTGCGCCGTATGTCGTAAAACTTGTCAGCCCGGGCGGTGTGTATAAAGTGATGCGGCTACCGCGCTCAGGGTCGTTACTAACTTCGCTATACAGGTTTATCCGGCGCTGGCTGTTGACCGGGCGGGAACGGCTGAAATTGCCCAAGCCAAACAAGGGAACAGGCGTGCGCTTCATGCAGGTGTCCACCACTGCGTCGACACACCACCGCTTAGGGCAGGGTCAACCGATAGCATGGGGATTTCGTTGTTAACGGTTTTAATCAAGCGCTTGGTATTCATGGCCTGTCGCATGACGGTACGTGATACCTCGGTGTTAAATTCAGGCGCAAGCGTTACTGCTAAGTTAAACGTCAATGTTTCTTGATAACCGGGTGGCAGGTTCATTACATCGGTGATTGACGTAAAGCCCAAAAGAGGTTGCTGTACTGTCAAGTTAAGCGTATCTACGCCGTTTACAGGCCAGCACAACACGCGGCCATTGGGAAATTCTGGCTTGTAGTAAACCGCAGACGTGGGGCTTGCTTGCCCTTTAAGCGTGATTGATTCGTACTGCTCACGGCTGATAACGTCAATCGGTAAATCAACCCCGCCGCTGGTACGGTAAGCGCTCTGTATCTCTACAGGCCGCAATGTCACTACATCGCCTGTAGGCCCAATCGTGAAACTGTTTGTTACGGGTTTAAACGCAATGGTTTCAAACTTGAATAACATCAGCTTTTCAAGCGCCCACACCTCAAGCATTGAATTTAACGCCACCAAGCCATCAGCGGCTTGCGAAGCATCAAGCGTTTCACCACCCGCCAGACTACCGCTTAAGCGCATGGCGCGGCTGATAATGTCGCCGTTAGTGACGGCGTTTGATAGTGATACGACTATGGGCATGTTTTTATCTCGTTGATGGACATGGTTTATGCACCATAAAAACGCAAGGCCGACAAGTCGTAATTGCTTCCTGTACCCGTTCGGGAAACAAAATAAATGTCGCCGTTCGTTGCAATTTCAGTAATAGCGGAACCAGTTCCAGAGCTTTCTGGCAATATAAAAATCTGATTGATGGCTGGTCTGAAGCCCAATGGGAGCGCCCCCATAATCGAATATGCTCCGGGCGCGGCATTTGTGACCAGCCCCCGGAGACTACAAAAACTAGAATTGTCGCGGTGTACCTGCGGGGCAATAGCGTGATTAGTCCAACCGCCAGAACCCGCTGTAATGGTTGTAAAAATAACGGACACATTAGGAATAACGCCGATGTTATTGTTAATATTTACTTTTGTACTGCCGCTATTAATTGGAATTGAACCCACTGCATCAGCAAAAATGTTTGCAGTAATTTGCACCCGGTTAAACACATCAGTCAAAACCACCGGGGCTGCAGCCGTAGCATTAAAAAAGTTGTTGCCCGTAATTTGCAGGTTGTGGCAGGACGTTAAATTAATAACGGATGCGCCAGTAACGGCGCAAGAATTAATGGTTAAATCTGTCAACTCAAAGCTGGAGGTGATCTTACTGTCTTGTAAGATGCAGCCCGTCAGAATAATATTCTTGGTCGCGCCAATTGGCGTTTGGAATGGCATTTGAATTACATCTGTAACTTTAAAATTACAGGCGGCAAATGTAATCCTTTTAAATTCGCTACTTGCTGACAATGAGCGTAAGCAGTAATCGCCAACAGCCCCAATAAAACTGCAACTTGCAAACGTTGCGTCTCTGAAAGACGCGGCATACACCTTAAAAATGTCGCACGCAGCTACTTGCGCCGGGTCATTTTGAAATATACAAGCTGAAAAATTAACGTCATGCAAAGCCGCGCCGCCAGCTAGCGTAAAAACCGCATCCGCGCCGCCAAAAAATATGCACCCAACAAATTTAATCCCGCCAAGAGAAGTATGTGTGCCGCCCGTTAAATTAAAACATGTGGTGTTGTATTCAAAACCGCAATCATAAAAAGTCGCATCAGCCAGCTTTGATCCGATAAAAACAGAACTAAATCCAGTAAACCGCACATTACTAAAATGTGCTTGGGTTATACCAATATTAGTAACGCCATCGCCTGTTCTAATGCAACTGCTGTTCGTAACTGTTTGCGTCCCGTTGAGCGCAATATCCTGAATAGTGACGGGGCCACCGTCATTGACCGTGAACATTGGAAAACCAGCAACTGTGCTGTCGCAAAATATTTGTGCCCCTGTCCCGACTTGTGCTAATGGGACAGAATTTAAACCTGAAGGTTCGCCACGTATGACCATGCCGTCAGTAAAATTAGTTAACGTCTGGGTAACTTTGTAGCGTCCAGTCGGAACCCAGACCACGCCCCCCAGCTGATTAAGACTAGCTGTGTTTTTGCGCGTAAACACATAGTTGATGCAGGCTTGGAATGCCGCCGTGTCGTTTGTAATGCCATCGCCTTTGGCCCCAAACCACTGCACATTGACAGAGCTGTCAAATTGTCGTTTCCAACGCACACTTCCTGCAATCAACGTTGTGCCGCCATTGTCGGCGCTGGTCGTGTCTGAATCATCTCTAACAAACACCCCTGCCGTTCCTGACGGCGCTGCTGAAGCCATGTAGCCTGTAACGTAAATGCTTTTACGCGGGCCGGTGTACGCCCGTAAAGCTGCATAGTCGGAAAGCTGCAATGCGTTAAAAGATTGGGCTACCGTCTCACCGTTATTACCCACCAGCGCAGCGCCACTAGATGCCGCAAGGCTGACCGAATTAAAGTCAGACAACTTTATGTCTGTAATCGTGAATGTCGTAATACCCCGGCCTGAAATAGTTATCGTGTAAACACCATCAGCAGCGTAAAACGAAAACAAGCCATTGACACCGCTTATCAACGGGTTAGCTACAACCGGGCCGCCGTCTACCGCGTAAATTACCGCAGGCGTGCCATCGGCTTTGGTCACTGATACCAGCGCCCCGATGATGACATCGCCGGATTGATTGGTGACGTTGTTGAAATACTTTTCCATTGTTTTTACCTTTTATTCAGCCGTGAAATGGCTCAAGAAAAAGCCCCCAGCCGTGGCCGGGGACAATTCATGCTTACTCAGTCACACGGCAGGCGTGCATCGGGCGAATAGCTGCAAAGCCATACAGCACGTCTACACGGGTGGTAGATGACAAATCGGTGATAGATCCGCCGGTTTGCACAGACAACCGCAGGCCATTGCTGGACAGGTTGTAACCCTCAGCACCCGCCACGATAGGAGGCGGTACAAAGGCTGCTGTAAACGCATCCCGCTGCCACATCAAGTTTTGACGATAGGCAGTAGAGGCCGCACCAACAAACACCAAAGCAGCACCAGTAGCAGGCAAGGCGCTAACGGTTTTGTTAGGCATTACCGCAGTCATGGCCGGGAAAATGCTCAAGGTAGTCGTCAAACCTGCACTGGTAACAGCAGCGGTAACAGTGAACTGTTGCAATGCTGTTAGTGGTGTGCCGGTCAGCGGGTGAACTTGGAATACACCAGCAATAGCGAACACCTGACCCACCGTGAACGTATCAGCAGCGGCCACACCAGCAACCAGCAAGCTAGTGCCGGACTGACCCGCGCCCGATACCGTCACGCCCGTTACTTTGTTGCCGTTTGTCAGCGTAGGCAGATTGACGGCTTCCATCCATTCAGCATTGGCCGCACGCCCGATGTAAGAATCACGGAACTGTTTTGCAATATCAGCCGTAGGGTTAAACAAGCCCTTACCAGCATCCACCAATGACACATTAGCATCAGGCGAATACAGCACCCAACGCGGGTCGCTTGGTGCGAGTGCATTCGCCATTTTTGCGCGTGCTTCGTTGTATGTGCGGAATGAACTAGGCACAGTGCCTGGTGTGCCGACAACAAACGGAACAGTACGCACGGCTTGCAGCAACAAATCGGCTTCAATCGCAGAGCAAAGGCTGGACAATTGCGGCTTCAATACGCGGTCACGGTAATCTTTGCGGCGTGGGTCGCTTGCGTCAAGACGGAACACGGCCTCAGCAGCGGTGACGTTAATCGCCGTATGCTTATGGCTGGTAATCGAGAGCGAGCGCTGGGTTTCTGTGAACACCTCAGCCGCGCCACCACCCCACAACGTAGCGCCATCAAAGACGCTACCAATGCCGGGGATGTTGACAGTGACAGTAGAGCCGATTTTGAAGCCGTTGGGCGACTTATCAAACTCCTTTTCACGGTCACGGTTAATGTTCATCAAGAACGGGCAGCTTTCCTCGATAACGGCTGCGGATTCTGCGGCGATCATCGCCTGGAGGGATACTGAAATTGGCATGATTTAACTTTCTTATCGCGAATTGCGAATGGCGCGTACCATGTCCTCGTCGCTCTGGTTTGCAACGCTCGGGCGTGTGGTTCCGCGTGAATTGATAGGTGTCAGCGGTTTAGGCGCTGAATTAATGGATGGGCGTGTGGCTAGCCGTGCGGACAACTGACCCATGTAAATCGCCTGCTTTTTGGGACTCATCTGTAGAACCCGGTCGCACTCATCGCGGTCATTGACAAAATGCGTCATGACTTTTTCAGAATCGTCTAGTTCTAAAGCTGTTTCCAACAAAATGGCGGCTGCTTCACCCGCAGATTTCAAGTCCTCATAAAAATCGTTGAAAGCGGCTTCACCGACAGTTTTGCGAACCTTGCCCTCTACGCTGTCCAGCTTTTGATTCATGGATTGCCCGCGATTCAGTTCCTGCGCTGCTTTACGAACATCGCTGTCGTATTGCTGCTGGGTGTACTGTTGCGGCTCTTGCGTCTGGCGCTGTTGCTCTGCTGGTAGATTCCGCGCTGTTTGCAACTCATCCTGAAGTTGGTACTTCTGTTGAGTTATCCGGCCAATCCGTCGCTTCAAGGCTTTGTTTTCCTTCTCAGCGTCAGACAGCTCAGGCGGCTCGACTAGCGGCTCTTGGCCTTCTGCGTCCGGCGTTATCAGCTCCGGTGATTCGATAACTTCAGGCGCTGGGTTTTGAGTCTCTGCGTCAGTAGGGACTGTGTTTTCAATGGTCATGCGTTAGCAAGTGGTTTCAGGCCGTCGAGCCCCGGCAAGTGGGCGTAAAAAAACCCGCTGTTTTAAGGCAGGTTGTTAGGAAACGAAAAAGCTATTTAAGGCAATGGCGTGATGTATGCGTCTGCGTTACCCACCGCGCCCAAAATGAAGGCCAGCCTGTCGCCCTCCTTCAATCCACCAATCGAATACGGAATATTTGGGGCCAGGTAAACGCTGGTCTGTGCTACGGCTGTTGGTGTAGGGCCGGCCACCATGAAACAAGCGGCTGTGACTGTCACCAGCACCTCGTTTGTATTGATAGGCAGCGATACAGCACTGGCAGCAGTCACCGCTACGCGCAGTGTGTTTTGCTCACGCGGTGCAGATAAAGAGGCATATTTCATAGGTGTCCTAGATGGTTAAAAGTAGCGCAATCATTGCGTCATCGTTGTTGTTGTCCAGCACCTGCAAGCGGCGTATTATTTCGGCCTGCTGTTGCTCTTGGCTGGCTTGTTGTGCCTGCAAGACCCGGCTGAATTGGCCTAATGCCTGTAGTTGCTTTTCACGCATGGCCTCGTTCACTACGCGGCGCAATGCTTGTCTGTCAGTCGCTAACGGATAAACCGGGGTAATGGCCTTGGCTTGCGTTATCGGTGCAACCTGCGCTGCTTTGGTGGCCTCTGGTGGCCTATCCTGCTTATCCCGCCTATTCGTTACGCTGCGCTCTGCTGCATAGCCGGGATATGTGCCGCCGCCGCCACCGCCCACTTCAGGTAAAGGGGCGACTACTCCAACCGTTTGCAGGTTTAGCTGAAATAGCAGCATGGTTTATGCCGCCGTGAAATAGGACACATTCCAGCGCCAGATTGTTTGTAGTTGTGCAGGCGCTGCAAGGGTTGAAATCGTAGCCGCCGCTGATACCTTTAATGGCGTTGTGGGCCGGTAATCAATCACTGTGACTGCTGTGCCTACTGCCCCCGCTGCCTGCTCTGTTAGCCAGTTAGGTGCGCCGGGTAGATTGGTTGATGTAATGACCACACCCGCACCAGACGCAACCCCTAAGGCCGTATATAACTTGTCAAGCTGAATAGAGGTGATGTAGTGAAACAAGCCCGCCGCTGGTGCAGGCAACGAGGCCGTAACCGCTGTATTGACCGCGCCTGTTGCTGATACATGCAATGTCGCCGCACGCATTTCAGGCACAGCAGGCAAGCGGGTAACGTCAACCGCCAAACCGTTTGCTATCGTAGCTCGTAGCCTGTCCCAGCTAGTGCCGTTGTAACCCATTGCAAACGCCAAAATCTCTTCAAAGTCATTTTCATTGCTGCGGCCATCTTGCGGCCTGACAGATGCGCCTTTTCCGTAGGCTTTATAAAGTTTAGTTTGCAGTCTAAAGGCGGTCTGTGCTGTGGCGCCGTTGGTGTAAACAATGCGAAAAAATCGCGCCGATGCGCCAATGCTAAAAGGCCTGCCCGTTGTAGCTGGGACGGTAAAAGCGTCTACCGAATCCCAATTCGTGCCATTTGTTGATTGTTGCAGCTGCAAACCATCAACCGCGCTTGGCTGGTCTGCAAACACCAGCAGGCGAACATCGGCAAACTCGGTTATATCCTCGGCTGGGCCTGTAAATACGCCCCCAGCAGCCAGCGCCACGGATGTACTGTTTGCCGTTGAAATAATGCCGTTAGCCGTTACAGATACCGCACCGCTGACAGGTACAGGCGTCGCCCTAAGTTGCGTATCAGTCAACGCCAATGTATTAGACATTGTGATGGGAAGCGGATTAAGGGCGCTCACATCAGTAAACGAACCGTCAGCACCAAAACCAGCTTTAACGCGCTGTACTTTCAAGCCAGCTGCCGCCGCCGCGCCGTTAATTGTCGTCAGCTCATCGGTTGCGATTAAATCGCCTGCTGTGCCTGCATTCAAGGTTGTGTTATCTGCCACTTATTCGCCTTGTATTGTTTCAACGCCAGCAACCCGGCCTGCATCGTCATAAACCACGCGCTTAGGGGCTTGCATAGTGCTTACCATTTGTTGTAGTGCCTCTATCGTCAGTTGCAGCGAATCATCACGCTCAGGCGCTGTGTCATGCTGTGTGTGCTGCATTTGCTGCGCTTCAAGCTCCATTATTTTTAGGCGCTCGGTTGATTCGTTTTTCTCACGCGCAATTTGCAGTTTTATCAACTCAGGGTCTTCGCCTGGTGGTGGCTGATATTGCTCAGGCTCTTGCTTTTCGCACTCATGGCGTTTTGTTTCAGCTTCAAACTCTTTTACCGCTATCTCACGCGCTTTCAGCTCAAACTCTTGTTGTTTGTCAGCTTGCGCTGCTTCCAGCTTGTCTACCTCGTTACCGGCATTTTCAAGCGCTTGCATGGCTTGTTCTAGCTGTTGCTGCATTTGTTGCATCTTGGCCTGATGCTCGGGCGATAGCTGTTCGCCTTCCTCGTCCTCATAAGCGGATTGCACGTTAGGCGGTAACAAAGCCAGAGCGACTTTGTAGGCCTTATCGCCTTCAGGCATGTCGCGCATCTTCATCAACATGGGGGCAAGTGCCGCGCCTAACTGCGGGTTACCCTGCGATATGTCAACAATGTTTTGCGCCGCTTCTTCCCTGACGCTGGTGTAACTTGGCCCGGCGTTTACGCGCACATCGTAGTTACCCACGCCGGGATTAATAGCGATAACTTTGCCGGTCTGATCTTTCCTCACGGCTTGTTTCATGGCCGGGTCAATCTGTACAAAATCCTGCTTGCCATCCTCACCCAGAATGCGCGACTGCGTGCGGGTTGTGATGACGCGCGGAATCATATCGACAATGATTCGGCCAAGCTGTTCAATCGAACGGCTCATGTTGTCCACGTAATGAAAGTTAGCGGTATCGCCTTCCATTTGCCGCGCACGAATAGCCCGCCCTGATGTTTCATTGCCCTGCTGTCCTAAATTGGCTTTGAACATACCAATAGCGGATTCCATAGCGTTGTTGGAATATTGCAGCAATTCAGCCCAGCCTTGCGACATTGCAGGCGGTTGTTGACGCTCAGGCCTTGGTATCGGATTACCGTCGCTGTCTACGCTGTTATAAGGCAGGTAAGACGCTGTGCCGTTGTTAGCATTGCGCCATGCCTGTTCATTGCCTTCAATCGCTTCTTTAGGCGCTATGAACGGCGCTTTAGGCTGTAGTGCAATGGTTTCTGCTAACTGACTGATGGTGTAGTTATGAAAGCGTTGCGAATCCATTTGTTTACGAACCATGCCGCACAAATAGCGCTTGCCCTCTACCCAAATCTCATCGCCAATAACAGGAACTAAGGGGATGTATTGGCTGGGAAAATCAGTCTCTTCCAAAATCTCCGCGCCGGTCATCTTTTGCCAGATCACTTTACGGGTTTCAACCATCGCTGTTGATTCTGTCGGGATTTTGAACCCTACTTGCGCGCAGGCTTGCCAGTATTCGTCCTCGGTCATCAGCATCTGCTGGCCTTCAAGACTGACGACAATGCGGTTTTCCTGCTTCTTGATAACTTCAAAATACTCGCACAACTTCACGCCGTCAATACCTGACCATTTGCCGCCATCCATTGATACAGCTGTGGCTTTTGGATAAGCCGCTTCAAACGCCTTGGCGCTCATCAGCGTTTCAACAAAACCATACGTCGCATCAGAGCCGTCCGGCTGTGTGCTATCCGCATCAAGCATCACGGACAGCGGGTCATGTATCCGCATAATGCGAATCTCTTGGTCATTGGTCTCAGGCCGGATGACTTCAGGCACAACGCGAAGCCAGCCAAGGCCTACACGTGCGGCATGGTCAATAGCGCAGTCGTAGGCAATACCTGCACGGCTCACGTATTCAATGTGCCGGATGATGCCGTCCAGCTTTGTAGCCACGCCAATATCAGCGCCAGAATCAGCGGGCAAACATTTAATCGCAGGCTTGTTTTGCCGTGCATCGTTGACGACTTGTTGCAAGAACTGGTTAGTCCTATCAAACGTCAAACATGGGCGGTTGTTACGTGCTTTCTTGGCTTCTTCAGGCCATTGCTGCGGGTCTGCCGGGTTGCTAAACTTCAAATCCTCCAACATCCGGGCGTGCTGCTCCTTCATAGCATCAGACGCATCGCTGTAACGCTCCTTAGCGCGTTGGTGCTTATCCTGGCGAGCCATTAGTTAAGCCGCCATCCAGTTTGAAGGTTCATAATAAGTTTGCTCAGTTTCTGGTTTGGGTTTCTTGGCACGCCGCGCCCCTTCGCAGGCGTATCTAAGCGCGTCGATCAAGTGGTTATCTTTGTCTGCCAATATCGGTAAGACAGCGGCTGTTAGCGGGTCTGTTTTGTAGCTGTACAGCGTGAGTTCATCTATCAGGTGTGTGCAACGCGGATGCACAACAATGTCAAACGATTTCAAGAACTCCACGCCCTCCTCCAAACTCTTAGCGCCTTTGATAGCACTGCGAATCTTTGGAAAGCCGTTTTTTTGCATGTGGCTGATGGTTTCAGGCCGTGCGCTGTCTGCGGTTATCGGCCATTTCTCAGCTTCAGGCACAGACATAAACAATTCGGGTAGATTGACAATCTCGCAGCCTATTGCGTGCGCTTCGTAGTCAACATACAAGCGGTTGCCTTCAATGTCGCAACGAACTAAAACGCTTGGGTCTACGCTAAAACCCCAATCAGCGCCTAATCGGTGAATTGTTCCTGGCGGTCGTTCAAACTCTTCAATCTTCCAGTTTGTAAATACCCGTGCGTTGCTGTTCTTTTGGTACTTGCCAAGCCAAACCCATGCATATTTGTCAGGGTCGCGGCGTTTGTCATATTCCATTTCCTCAAGCAACTCAGGCGGCAGCCAAGGGTTATCTTTGTAGTTAGCCTCGACAACAATTGCATCAGGCGGCGGCGTTGCACCGCGTAGCAGCATATCAATCGGGTCTGTCGCTTTGCCGGGATTCCAGCTAAACCATAACTGACTGCCCGGTGCGCGTATCGTTGGCCGCAACAGGTCTAAACTGCGCTGGCTGGCCGATTGCGCTTCCTCGAACCAGGCCACCTTAAAACCCTCCAGTGATTTAATGCTATCGCTGGTGTGATCTTGCATCCCCTGGAAGATCGTTACGCCGCCGTTAACGCTTTTTATTTGCTCGTTTTGTACTTCAAAGTACGCCCCAGCATTCATGCCGCTGATCTTGCTTTCAAGCAGTTTTTTAACTGAAAACTTTAACGACTTTTGAACCTCACGCAAACAAACCGCGTCAACCTTTTCGCGTATCTGCCATTCAATCAAGTCCTCAGCAAAAAAGTGCGACTTGCCTGAGCCGCGCCCGCCGTGTATGCCTTTATAGCGTGCTGGATTTAGCAGCGGCTCAAAAACCTCAGCCGTTCGTATCTGTAGTACGGACAATGACGCGCTCAATTCTTACAATGGCTCTTAACGGGTTTTCAGCATCACCAACAACAGTCATGGGCAGAACCTTACCTACAAGCCCTAGGAACGCCGCTGCTGTTCTGGGGTCGTTAGCCCTGCGCTCTAAGTATTCAGCCCCGCCTGCGTTGCTTAACGCGGTCAGAATCATGTCTTTAAGCTGCGCTGTAGCTTTGTTGGGCGTTCCTTTGGGTCTGCCTGGGCCGCTTTCTTTGCCTTTTTTAAATTGTGTTGTCATGCTTGATGTAATCCCGCGACGGATTAAGTTATCGCTATCAGGCAGTTAACGCTGCAAGTCGTGAAATAAAAAAGCCCGCTGTTTGAAGGCGGGCTAAAGCTGGTTCGAGCAGCTCAGGAGTAAAAGAGGGGACACGTCCGTAATCGAGTGTTGCAACCTGTAGTCAGCGACTGGCGGCGCATGGATGACGGTAAGGGCGTGTCCCGCAAACAAAGAAGCCGCCTGACGTTTCCGTGGGCGGCTTGTAAATAATGATTGGGGAATTGCTTACGCCCCACACGCGCATATTACCCTGTATTTATGCTTTTGTATCATGTATTGTGTAATTATTTGTCACATTAATACTATGGCTTCGTTTTAAATTCTCCGCACCAATCTGAGCCAACTACCAGCGGTTGCTTCCATTGCTGGCATATTTCGTCCCAAATGTCACTGCTTTCTTTGTTCTGGCTGTACAAAACAGGCGGGTATCGGTTGCATGTTCCCCATGCGTCAGACGCTTCACGCGCTTCTTCGTACTCAACAAAATACTGACAATGCTTACAATTTTGTTTGCTCATCGCGACTCCTTTAATTTTGTTGGTTTCACTCACATCACACCCGCTGCGCTTAATCGTGCCAGCAACGCGCTTTTAGCCTGCATCAGTATTTCAGCCCTTGCCTGCGGGTCTTTGGGCAATCGTGCGCTTGTCCATACGTTTACGCCTGTTACCAGATTACGCGCTTTTATCTGAATAGCTGTGCGGTGCGCTGGTTCCAGCTGGTCTACATGAAAGTCGATAGCCTTCATTGTGCTGTTGTGCTTTGATGCATCGTGCAATTCGTCGCTGTCCTGCCATTGCCTGCTTGATTTAACATCAGTAAACATGGCACATGAACCGCTTTGCGCTACGTGTTTAAAGTTGCTGGCCCAATGATGCCAATCGGCCAAAAGAGAATCAAGAATATCCCAAACATCATTACGCATCATGGCTTCCCCTTTATTGTTAATCTGGCTTTGGTGCGTTTTCAGGTACTTCTACGGCTATGTAAATCGGTATGAACGTATTGCATTGCCGCGCTGCTTTTGTCCACCTGTCGATATAAACATCCGGCATAGACCGAACGGAAATATTGACATTAGTGCGGTGCTTGTAAACAAGCTTTGAAAGCTCGGTCACAGTCAAACCATCAGGCGCGGCTCTTAATGCTTTTCTTATCGCTTCTTGGCTCATCTCCACACCCCCGCTACTCTTACAGCAATCTCAATCGTGATTGATACAGCTAGGTAAAAAATGCTGGCTATGACCGCCAAAGGCCACATCAGGATTAAAGCTGCGGATTCAGCCAAGCGGCTTATGAAGGGCTGATTTTTCATGCTGCCTCCAAGCGTTTCAGGTAATCGGCGTAAGGCTGGCGTATCTCTCTATGCCATGTTTTATTTGCTTCGGGGTCAGTGTCTAGCTCTTTGCGTGAATAGACTTTGCAAATATTTTTAACCGCGTCGGCTGCTGTTACTACGCTGTCAACAAAAAGAACATCCGCATCATTAGTAAATATCGCGCCATTAACAAAGTTCCAAAAGCTAGGTTCGTTACACCACAACACAGTTCTATAGCAAGCATCACCTAGTTGTTCGCGTGGCTTAGGCTCTGCTATATTTATAGTAGCACCTAGCCCAATGTTTAATCCACGGTCTACCTCTTTTGATTGCTCTAAGAACGAACCATCTTTAAGCGCTGCAATAGCCACTTGCGTACCGGGTGCAGCAAAGAGCTTGAAAGCGTCCTGCGCTTGTCCTGGCTCTACATCGAAGCTAATTCTTAGCGTGCCATCAGCCATAGTTTTTAAGCTGACGGTTGATGCTGGTACTGCGCTCATACAGCCGCCCACATCACAGACCAATCCTTGTATGCCTCTGCTGGCGTAAAACCCAAACCACAGCCGTAATGACCTGAAAGGCTACAGCGCCAGATTTTGTTGATTTTGCGAATATGCGGCTTCATGCCTTGTCCCCACAGGCCTCTATCAGCTTGTCCAGGTAATGACGCGCCTTTAACAAATCCTGTACGCCGCCCTTATCAACCCAGCGGCTGACATATTTAATGACGTTGCCCTCCATGTACCCAATGCCATTTGCCAAGATGTAGTCCCAACATTGAATTTTTTGGCTGCTGTAGTGCGTACCTGCTACTTGTGAATCGTTAGCTTTCATAGTTGCCCCTTTAATTGTTTTTCAATCCTGCGTAACCGCTTGCCCATGACTTCTTTAAAACGAATCAGATAAGGCACGTTAGTTTTGACCGCTTGGTTTTGCGACTCCAGCCACTCCACCCGGCCAATGCCAATCTTTGCAATCAAGCGAGGGCGGTAAACGCCTAAGTTCCCGCCTTTGAACAGGTTGCACTGGGCGCACGATTTATGAATATTCCAGAGGTGAAATTGAACCGCTGCGTTATTCCCGGCTGGGCGAAAATGTGACCCGTGCCACTGCCCGTCATAGTGAACAGGCATGTGGCATGAGATACATCCGTCGTTGCGGTCACGTATGCGGGCCATCTTTTGCACAATCACGCGACATTCAGCTTCGTGCTGTGATGGCTTTTTCAGTTTCTCTAGTTTGGCTTTTGTCTCGCGCTTGTCTTTGATGGCTGCAGTCTTGGCCGCTTTACCGTTAACCGACCGGGCAAACGTCATGGCGCAAAATGGGCTGCATACCTTAGCGCCCATCCTGGCAGGCGTAAAGCTGGTTTTACACACCTGGCAGGTTTTGGGCTTGGGTGGCTTGGTGCTTATCATGCTATTGGCCCTCCGCAACGCTTTGCTAATTCAACCAGCCACATTGCAAACTCTGTCGGTGTGTGTTCGCGCTCTGCGTCAGGTATCTCAGGCCGCGCCCATGTTGCTTTTTTATTGCGATGAAGGCTTGAAGCCACAACATACAACGCCTTACCCAAAACGATTGGCATAACAGGTTCGTCGCCTGGTTTGCATCCGACGATGTAAAGCAGAGTAGATTTTTCTGCCTTATGCCCAAACCAGCTCTGATGCACTGGCAAAGTCCAGCCGCCAAATTCATCTATTAAGCCCGGCTTTGGCAACCCCATTTCAGGCCACAGTTTTGAGCCGCTTGGATGCTCTAAGACCCCGCCCAATTTGCGAACCTGTGCAACTGCCCATCGAGCCAAGTCTTTTTCGTCAGGCCTGGGTTTCGCCATGTGCGACAACCTACCCCAAGCGCGGCACGGTGGGTGCGCTACTACCGGCCAGCTGCCAGCGTAGTTTCTAGCATCGCGGTCTATGTCGTAAACGTCTGTGCCTGGCAGCGTTTTGTAAATGCTGTCAGCACGGGCAAAAAGCACAGCTACGCTCATAACTTCACCCCGCCGCCTTCACTGCCGCCAATATCACTTCCCGCGTCAACTTCTTTCGCCGGGTCTGTTGGTAGAGGTGTATCTCCTGTTGTAGCTTCAACGGCCTGGCTGACTTCACCAGCGCTGCAGCGCATGTCACGCACCCGGTTTGATAAGTTCCAAACCAGCAGTTCGCTAGCCTTTGAATGCAGTGTGGGCAGGTCATTCACAACAATGCCTCCTGTAATTTTTTGTCAAGGTGCGCTTTAATTCTTTGAACCTTGCCTTCTTTGGTTTCGTGCATAGAGTGGCCGTTAGTTCGATTGAAAGTTGTTGCACAAATTACGCAAGCATCAGGCACTTCTACAACCTTCATCCATCGCCCCGCGTTTCTTATTTCGTATTTCCCGCAGTCACAACGGCATAACCATTGAGCGCCGTGTTTCCCTGAGTTGTGATAACGAAAAGCAGTCATAAACCCACGGCGAAACCCTGTAATATCCGGCGAAGATTTAGCACGCGCCTTGATGGCTATTGGTGGAAAATCAAACGATATACACGGTCCTTTAGTCTTTGGTGCGTAGGCTTCAGATTCACCAAAAGAAACACGCGAAGCAACACGGTTGACAGGCGTTGCGTGCAAAGCAAAATTAGGAAAGGTCATGCGTTCACCAACGGCGATAAAAGGCTGGTAATGTCGCCAGTTAAAACTAAGGCCATGTTTATCTCTGCGCGTGTCGGTGTTTTGTCACCAGCTCTTACGCGTGTCAAAATGTCGCGGGCTTGGGATTCGGTCATGCTGGCACTCCGGGATATGCACGGTCAAGGCGCATCAGTTCCCGCGCTTCGTCACCACCAGCCAATCCCACGGCCTCAGCAATCAGCAGCTTTAAAACTTGCAGGCCAACTGGCGGGTCTTGCTTTTCAGCAAGGCTATTTTTTAATGCCAGCTCACGCGCTGCTTTTGATCTTTCAGCCCGTAGCTCTGCGCTCATTGAAATGGCTGGCGCTTGATGCTGATACACCTGGCGCGGCGCACACGCTTTGCACAAGGCCACGAATTGCGGAAGGGTGGGCGGGTACTCAGGGTGCGCGTCCATCGTGCGGGCAAGGGCTGTTTTAACCGTTGACAAGTCAAAGTCACGCAAGCCATACGACCAGATACCGCGTGCGCTTACAACACCTTGGTCAACGCCTTCAGCGTCCATTTGCCCGTTGACAAACTTCGACAAAAACAAGTTGCCATAAAAGCCGTGAAAGACTTTAAACACGTTGTTGGCCGTGTCATTTGACGTTTCGGCTGGCTGCGGTTTAAACTGTTCCAGACTAGGAGAAATAAGTTTAAGCATTGATAGTCCTTGATTCGTTGTCGCCCCAAATGGCTTTTGCAGCCCCGGCGTATTTACTCGTATTGCTTGCTGCTGTTTTTGGTGCAGTCTTTTTCTCAGGCTCAAAAAGACCTTGCCATCCACCAATCGCCGCGTTTTCAAGCGCTGCGGCATGGTCAATTCCCGCCAGCCTCCAACTATCCAGTTTGTCAACGGCAAGTTGTTTTTGTTGGTCGCTAGCGTTTTTCCGTTTGGCGCATGAATGCCATGCATCCCAATGTTTTTTATTAATCCATTCAGGAAAAATAAAGGCCTGCGTAGCTGGCTCTTTCTTCTTCTTTGGTTCTATTGATGGTTCCTTGATG